GGCGTTGCCGAACCGGCGATGGGTTGACGCTCTCATACGGCGACCATCCGAAGGCTAAAGCGGCGGACTTGGTGATTTTTTGCAGCAGGTTCATGTTAGAAATTACCGGCAGTTGACTGACAGGTGCGGCGGGTCTTGCCGTAGGTGATCGGGTCGAGCTTGCGGAGAGCGTGCTGGCAGGCCGCGATGATCTCTTTCGTGTCATCGAGGCGCTTGTAAGTGATCTGCGATCCCGACTCTTGGAAGCTGATCATCAGCTTCTTGAGTGTCTTTTTGTTCTCTTCGAGGATCTCAACCACTTCTTCAGTGGAAAATCCTGTCGTCATGTCGAGGGCCGCCATGCCCTCTGACAAGTTGTCAATCTTCGGCGGCTTCCTGCTCGGTCTCGCGGCCAAGGATTTTGAGCATGAAGGCAAACACCGTCGCCATCGCCTCACAGTCGAGAAGGTGGTTCGGTCGTTTCTGGATCCGCGACCATTGCCACTTGTCGCCGTCCTTGATCCGCATCTCGGATTCCATCTGGCTCAGGTACGCGATCTTCTTTTCGTCGTTGTCGACCTCGGCGAGTGCCTCGACCGGCACCTCCCATGTCGGGCCTCGGCTTGGATCTTGATTGCGGCGGATCCGCGAGAGGGCGTCTTTGATGTTGAGGTTCGACCAGTAGAACATCTGGGCGACTTTGCCTGCCGAGCAGTTGATCGAGCGCTTCGGGGAATAGAATCGGTCGAGTGACTTGACCCGGACGCCGACGCCGAGGCGTTGCTTTAGTCGGTGAGTCCATGTTGCCTTGCGGTCACCCATCAACGCAACCCATCCATGCTCGGCACAGCGTTGGTAGACCTCGTAGGAGTTGAATCCGGCATCGACGCCGACGAGGGAGGATGAAACGCGGTACTTTTCCTGCTGTTCGAGCAATTCTTCCCAGGTATGGGCCGTGCCCCAGTCGATCCGGCGGCTGGATCCATCGGGGCTCCATTGGGTTATGAGGTACCAAAAGTGATCCATCTGGACATCGACGGTCATCACGCGCAGCCGAACCGGCGGGTCGTCGTCCTCATCCGGCACCCGGATCTTGCCACCGATGATCGCGCCTTCCTTTTCCCACGCCAAATCGCCGCGCGCGTAGGTGCTGTCGGTGATCTTGATCGAGAAATCCTCGGTGTATTCGGTGAACGGAAGAGCGAGACGCTTCTGCCAGAAGATTTTGAGTTGCTCCATGTCGCCAGTGCGTGCCGACGCTTTTGCCCGAAGGTAAATCTCGGCGAGGTTGCCCCATGATCCAGCGCAGAGGCCATTCCAATGGAAGCCGACATTCGATTTCGCCGCTCCGGGGTTCTGGGAGACATAACGCGCCCCGTTCAGAGGGTTGTTGAGCTCACGCCGTGATCGGTCGGTATCGGGAAAGCGGGTGCCACACTCGCAGAACATTTCGGTGGTCTCGCGCACGCGCTCGTAGTCCCACGCGCCATCTTCGAGGCGGCAATCCTTCGACCATTCGATGTTTTCCCATTTCCATGGCTGCGTCGTCTTGCAGCTCGGGCATCGCCAGCACCATTCACGCTGGTCGGTCGATCGAAATTTCCGATCGGTGTCGTCGTCCACCTCGCCGGCCTGCGACACGAAGAACCTTTTTCCCAGCCACCCGAAGGCGGTGACCCGTGCCTCGGCCTCGGCCATGTGACCGGATGGCCAGCGCCAGGTCTCATCGCCGATCAACCAGCGGATCGATCTCCTTTGAAGGTTGGTCTTGGAGTGAGCACCGAGCACCCAGCCGGTCATGCCGTTGAGAAATGCGACCGAGTTGCGCTTGAGCTTGTGCCTTTCGGTCCCTTGCTGGCGCGGCAAAATCTCCCGAATCGGCGCGCATTGCTTCCAGAGCACCTGCAGACGGTTTTCCATCTGATCTTTTGCGTCGGAGTCTGTCTGGTCGAGCCAGAGCATCGGTCCGGGCGCGTTCGCCGCGATCCAGCAGGATCCAAGCTCGGCGGTCATGGTTTTGCCCGCCTGAATCGCCGCGATGATCGAAACCAGCGAAACCGACGGATCTGCCAGCGCCTCCAATGGTTCGCGGATCCATGGAGAGTTGCCCGACTGGAATCCACCCGGCACCGGCGAGTATGGGATCGACTCGACATGCTGCTCGCACCACTGCCACGGCGGCCGGCGATCGGTGATCACATGCCCAGAGCGCAGGATCTCATCGAGCAGGTCAGTCGTCGGATTTCTTTCGTCCTCTGGTTTCAAGTTTTGGGATCTTCTTTTGATCGCCAGAGTTCATGATCGCGATGTACTCATCGACCACTCGGGCATTTTCTTTGCGGATGTCGACCGCATCTCTGCCGACCAGCAGCGGCGGCAATTCGTTTTCGAGCTTGTTCCGAAGCAGGGCGTTTGCCTGTCCGATGTGATAGAACCAGCGCTCACGCACCGCGTCGATCGGGACAAATTGCCCCTTGCGAACCAGCACCTTGAGCTCGCGATCCTCGACCTCGGCCAGTAGCTTCCGAGCCCGCAGCGCCTCGCTATCCATCAACTGCTCTTCGCGGGATCCAAGTGTCTGCGATCCGAGCCCACGCGATGAAATGAAGTTGCGCCACTCCGTCACCGAGTGACCACCATTCGGGCGCGGCCTCGGAGCCCCGTCGAGCTTCCGCCAAACATTCAATGTCTTGCGGGTAGTCCCTAAAACCTCCGCCAGATCGACCACAGTTGGTACAATATCTGGTGTTTGGTGCTTTTCCTTGGTGGGCGTTGACATGGGTCAAAAGAGGGTCTGGTGGCACCCTAAAAAGAGTTTTTTCACATTTTTTCAATGTAGGTCCGCAAAGCCGCGCCCTCGGACCCCCCTCCAAGGAGACTCCTTACCCCCACCCCCATGCCTGTATCTTGTGTGGTCTGGGTCATTTGAGTGAGTCGATTGCTTCGGTGAACTCGGTGAGCTGTCGGCTGACCTCGGAGGCCATGGTGAGGTCGCCGGCATTGGCGATCGCCTTGAGGATCCGTGTGTGGAATTTGATGGCTGGCATCATATCTCGGTGCAGGGCGTAGAGGTTGTGGGGCGGCGCCCACTCGAACCATCCATCCTCCCCGAGCTTGCGCTCGAAGGCCATGAGTCGAGCCACATGAGCACCTGCGGTGTCGATGCCACCACCTACCGGCTTGAGCATGTCGTCGTCGGTAGCGACGCGGCCGAGGAGGATCGACTTGCGGAGCTTGTCCCGGCTGAGCTTGTTCTTGATGGCGGTGTTGAGCCACATGTCCTGATCGTGCGATGGTAGGGCTGCGACTGCCTTATGGTGCTCGAACTTCAGCACGGCCTTGCGGTTGGCCAATCCTACCTTGCGGGCGACCGTGGCGATGTTCTGGAGGGTTGAGACCTCCAGTCCGGTGATCTCGCTCCAGCGGGTGTACTGCTCTCCTCCGGGTAAGGTGGAAAGGAAGTTGATGGCATCGCCAATGACCCAGTTGGCTGAGTTGCGGATGCGGACTGCCTTGAGCATGATGTCCTCGATCTCGGAGTCGGTGGGTGGGGTTTCCCCGAACATGATGCCGACCTCGGTGACAACGGCGGATTCCGACTCAAATCCCGGCAATGTCGGGTTGGCGGCTAGGGTTTCTGTAACGATTTCCATTTTCATATCTTAGATTTTTGGAGGCTTTTCTTTCGGGCCGTACTGTAAGCCTTGCGGGCATCTTCTGACTTCATGGCACGGCTGGCATGGATGCCGAGCATGTCGGCGAGCTCGATGCAGCGTTTGCTTACTGCCGCTCTGGTCAATCCGTAGCGCTTTGCAATGTCGGTCATGGAATCGCCGGAGTAGGCGACGCCGGTGACGAGCATGTAGCATTCGATGGTGAGCGATGGGTTGCGTTGGCGGGCGAGCTCATGGAGGAACTTTCGGATGACCTCCATGGTGTACTCGGTCGAGGACTCGGCGTAAGCGTTGGCGACTTCGATGTCGCCGAGGGCGGGATCCCAAGTTGATGCGGTTGAGCTCTCCGCCGCGTCGCGTGAGAGGCCGACGCCATTCGAGGAGCGTGCGAGGTCGGGTTTGTCGATCCCCATGCTGGCGACCTTCCTTCGCTCTTCGGGCGAGAGGCTGGCGATCCATGCTTGATACTCTTTTGCGTAACGAGCATCCTCGCGATCTTGGCGCATGGTGTATGGATCTTCGTCGCTCATGGCGGATTTGTTGCCATTTCAATCTATTGGAGGATCGTGGCAATGTTAGTTGCCTCAAAATTTCATTTTAGCGCCGTGAGCGATGATTTTTCATTGTTCGAGGCCTGCGGGGTCTGCGGGGTCTAGTTTCTAACTTCTCTGTTTGGTTGTGGGGTTTCCTTTATATATTTTCTCGCGTGTAAAAGTATAAAACATGACCCCGCAGTACCCGCAAAACGCCACCCCTGCGGGGTCTGCGGGGTTAAGTTTCTAACTTTTTTCACCTGTGATGATGTAGCGGTTGATTTTCTTGTGAATGTCAGGTGTCCCAAGTTTGACCTGTCCCCTGTCCATTTTCGCCAATCTCGAGAGGGCAGAGCCACATGCGCCGTGCCATGAGAAGAGCGCCTTAGCTTGGTCGCGCACCTTGCTGTGTGTGTTGGTGAGGCGAGCTTCGACATCGAGCGCGGTGAGTTCGGCAGGCAGGTCGTGCCAGAGTCCCATGTCCTCGATGGCGATCTCGAGCAGCTCCTCGAGGCGGCGTGCTGGCGAGTGGGAGTCGACCCAGTCGACGAGTTCGGGGTCACGCCATGCGATGACACCGGAGCGGGTGTCGTGCAGGTGGGTTGGCACCTCCCACTGCATGAGGCGATCGGCGAGGGCAGGCAGTTCTTGGCGGATGGCGATCTGCAGTTGCTTCTTGCCTTCGGGGGTGCTGGTGTCGATCGGCAGGGCGATGCGATGGACATGCAGGATAGCGATCTTGTCGGCGACATCGGCATCGAGCGGCGGGATGATCTGGAGTGCCTCGGGGGTGTCGTTGCAGCAGAGCATGCAGCACCAGACTGGGCGCACGCTGATCGACGATGAGTGGCGCTTGCGGAGCTGGATCATGTGCGGGTAGATGGATCCCTTGAAGGCGGCCCCGAAGGCGCGTCGGGCGCGGATGTCGGTGTGGCCAGTGCAGTCGTCGATCAGGAGAAACTCGGACCCGACAAGGTCGTCATTCCAAAGGATCCCTCCCGACCATGCCTCGTAGGGGTTGGCGGTGCGCCCACCGAGGAGTTGGGCGACTGTCCATGCGAGCAATGACTTGCCGGAGTTGATTTCACCGGCGAGCACCATCATCGGCGCGGGGATGTGGGTGTAGCTGCGGACGGCTTTGTAGCGGCCGGAGAGCCATGAGATGAAGACATCCATCGCGGTGTCATTGGGGAATGCCTGGGAGATGATGCTGTCGATGAGTGGAGTGTCGCCTTCTGCAGGTTGGGGCAGGATCGGTTCGCCGGTGATAAGGATCTGCTGCCCGTTGTTGTCGAGCATGATCCCTTGTCGGTGGCCGGCGATGACACCCGACCATTGGACTGCACCATCGATCTCGCGGTCGTCGATGGCTGCCTTGACGGCTGCGGTCAGCTCCTTGGCCGACTCATATTCACCTGCGAGGTGGCGGGTGATACCAGTGACCACCGGACCTCGCTTGCTGTGGATCGCGTAGCCGTTGCCTTGTCGGATGAGGTACTTGCCCGATGGCGCGTCGTAGAAGACATCCTCGGGGGCGAATGACTTGCCAGTGGATCCTGCGGGTGGGTTGAGCATCGCGGCGACCCGCTGCTCGATCTGCCAGTCGGGATTGTTGAGTTGGGATGAGAAGACCGCGCGTGCAGCGTCGACGGCCTCGGTCGGTTGCAGGCTACGGCGCAGGCTGCCATCATACGAGCGGAGGCGCTCGACGGTCTCGTGCTCGGTCATGTCGTTGAGTCGGCACCACCATGCGGCCTGCATGAGCCATGTGTGGATGCCGCTGTGGGGTGGTTCGGGGAATGGCCCGTGCTTGTCGCGCAGGATCAGTCTGCCAGGTGAATTTGAGTGGACTGGCTTGAGCAGCGGTTGGCTTTCAGCCACCACCTCGCCGGGATCGAACATAGCGGTGCGGCTCAGGTCGACCCATGCCTCGGGATCCCAGCTCACGAAGCAAAGGCGGCCGGGGTCTTTGCATGCGGTGTCGATGGTGAGGTGGGCTTTGGCGTACTCGGTCTCGGCGAGGATGAAAGCGGCCTTGTGTTGCTCTGGCGTTTGGCATTGCGGGATCCGCGCCACGGCCTTGACGCCATCGCCACTTGGTGAGCGGAAGGCGGCGACCACTCGCGGATCGGCTTGAAGGATTTCGCGGATCTCTTCGACCGTCCACCCGACATTGTCTTTCGCGTCGAAGTCGAGTTGGAGGAAGCCGGAGTGGGCAAAGCGGCCTTCGGAGATTGCGGCCTTGCGTGCGCCACGGGTGACTTCGCCCGAGATGCTGACTGCTTGCAGCATGCGCTTGGCTTTCGCGTATCCATCCTCGTCATTGGCGGCGAGCATCGCCCGCAGCTCGAGTACTTGATTTTGGAACTCATCCGAGCGGATGGCGTCGATGAGGTCTGCGAGGGTGAGTGATCCGGCTGGGCTGCGTGCCTCGGCTGAGTCATAAAGGTCGATCTTGGTAGGTGCTTCGGTAGTAGTGGTCATGATTTGTTCAGTTGTTGGAGAGCGTTGATAGCGGCGAGCATGCCGCTTTGGGTGTCGGACTTGTCGCGAAGTGCTTCGGCGACTGCGTCATCGATCGTGCCAGGGCAGATCAGTCGGTAGATGAGCGTCTCGGCTGCCTGTCCGGTGCGGATCAGGCGCGCGTTGGTCTGGATGTAGGTCTCGTTGGAGTAGGTGAGCGAGACCCAGACGGCGATCCGGCAGGATGCCTGCATGCCGTCGATGCCGTGGGAAAGTGATCGCGGGTCCGCCACCCATGTCATGATCTCCCCGGCTTGCCATTGCGGTAAGTCCCGCTCGTCAAACATGCGAGCGCCGGCAATAGCCTTGAGCACGCGCTCGGACTCGTGTTTGAACGCGCAGAGCACGAGGATCGGTTCGCCATTGTGGCGGGATCGGATGGTGCGCAGGGCGTCGAGCTTCGCGGCGTGGACCTCATGCACGGCGCGGTGCTCGTCGTAAACAGCGCCAGATGTGAACTGGAGGAGCTTGTTGCAAAGGGTGGCTGCGGTCAGTGCCACCACC